CTTTCCTTTTTCTTGTCCAAGTTAAAACTTTTTATGAGGTTTTGAAGCATGACCAGTGATTCTTGCATTTTCTTGATAGGTATGGAAATGCCGATAACTGTACGTACACTGAACGCCTTGTGATTTGATTGGCTGGCCCGACTATGCAGCCCTACGTCACTCTCAGTTAGGGTTATATTACCCCTTCACTTCTGAGGGGTAATACTAACCCACTTTTGATCAACTGCATAGTTGTCAAAGGCCAGCCATATTTTTTTATGGAATGGTTAGAAGGCGTTATCGTAAACGTGGTCGTCGGCGTCGTCGGCGTGTGTATAGGAAAGTTCGCTTGTCGAAGTCGCTGTACAGACGCAAGATTCGTCGACGTTACCGCGGGAAAAGACGCGGAAGAGGTATGACGGTAAGTGGAACTCGTGAGAGTCAGTTGGTGGATTGTTCGTTTATTCCGCTTGCGAAGCCCGTGTTGGGCACGGATGTGGGGACCCCTCCGGGGGGATTTTATACGTGGAATATAAATCCTTTGCCGACTAGTGTTGTGAATATTCCTGGAGATCCTAAGTTTGTTGGCGCGTGGTCGTCGGATCCGAAGAATATATTGATTCGGCAGATTGGTGTGGGCCCGAATGGTACTACGGAGACGCGGATGTTGACGGATATGCCTGTTTGCATATCTAATGTGAGTGTGAAGAATATTGTTCGTTGTGAGACAATGTGGAAGTTGCACAAGTTGTATCGTATTACTTTTGTGTCTTGTACCTTTACTGTCCCGGAGTTTACGGAGGGTAAGAGGAATCACAATTTGTATTTGGAATGGACGCATTTGCCTCGTGGGAGATGTGCTGCCTATGAGGATTGTAATGGTATGGTTGTTGGTTCTGCTGCCAGTTCTATGAATAGTTTTGGTTTTAATTGGATTGTGAATCCTCCTGATATTGCTGAAGCGTGTTGCCCTGATGGTCGTAATAATAGACTGAATGGGTGGCATCGTCGTCAGTTGGCTTATAATCGTCCGGTGACTATATCTTGGCGCCCGAGACATACTAATATACTTGAGGATCATCAGAATTATTTGGATAGTATTGGTAGTAGTGGTCAGGGCACTATGCGTGTTTTGGATCATTTTGGTACGAAGAATAAGATGATTCGTGGTTATTTGCCTACTGATGTGGATCAGAATATTTTTGATGAGAGACAGTTTTGGATGGGTCCTGTTATCCGTTTGGTTGATGCTGATATGCCTATTTCTGACCAAGGTGGCGGTATTAATAATAAATCGCTGTTTGATGTCTACGGTGTCCGAGTTAGCACGTTGGTGAAGGTGAAGTTTAAGGACATGAACACCACCGATCCTTTGTTCCCAGAGTATGTGCCTTAACTTTGTTTAGGTGCCTATCGGTTCTCGTTTCCATAATATGCCGTCTGTTACTAAATCTTCTGGGCCGTCATTTATTTCTAAGGCGTGGAAGTTTGGTAAGAAGGCGGCTGGTGTTGCTTCGGATGTTTATGGTATGTATAGGGGTTACAAGTATGGTGATTGGTCCCATTTTGGTTTGGGTCGTGGTTGGAATACTTTTAGTGATTATTTTGCCCCTGAATATCATCCTAATCGTTCCGATGCTCCATGGCCTAGACGAAGATATGATTTTTTGGATGACGAAGAAACCGAGCTTTTTTGTGTTTGTTACAAACAATGTAAATTCTGAGAGGACTCATATCATCGAAGTCAGGCAGCGGTAGTTGAATGCTCTCCATCACTGGTGTCGATCGTTCGCTCGCTGTCGGAGTCGTCATCCCGCTCATGTACGGGATCCACGGGTCCTGGCTGTCCTCGTACAGATTCTCCATCCAGGCTTGGTCCGCGTGTCTCTGCTTCTCGCTCCAGTTGTGCGGCGACCAGTTCATCGAAGTTTTCGGGATGTTGAATGAGGACAGGATCGGCGAATCCCCAGCTTGGTCTGGGGATGTAGTAGACTCTGGTAAGGCGACGCCATAACTGGTATGGATCTTCATTGAACTTTCTTGATTCGCACCACCACAGCTTCGGGGGAGTTGTCGTGGAGATGAGGATCTTCTGCAGTCCGGTAATGCAGACGCTACCTCCTTTGGTTTCGACGCGGGTTTCGTACTTGTCGGCGAGACGCAGGAATACGTGGAAGGGGAGTACGGATCCCCCAAACTCATCGAACCAGATAGTACTTTCCCCTGTGTAACCATCGAAATATACTTTCGATGGCCCTTGCACAGGGTACTTGTATCCGGATCGTTGATAATCTGGATCTTGCGAACACGCGTGGGACTTCCCGGCTCCGGATTTGCCAATGTACACGAGGACAGTTGGCATCTGTCTCGCTTCTTGGCGCTGTCTTCGCTGATCAACGAGTCCTTTAACAGCCAATATTCCCTTAATATATCGGATGCATGTTCCAGGGTGTCCTTCGATAATATCTAAGATATTATCGCCTACTTGTAATCTCTGAAACACGTCATCCAGATCGGACCGATGACCCTGGTTGGACATCGTACCAGCTTCCTTCCAGGTGGCGCCATCCTTCTTGATGTAGTCGACTGCTTCTTGCGGCGTGCCCCTCGCTGGTTGGATGTTTGCCGTCGCGTCCTTCAATATCTTCTTGATCGTGTTCATGGTCTTCTGACTGTAGAACTCGATGTAGAGGTGGTAATGAATGCGGCCAGTGGTTGGTGCATGTTCCATGCTCATGCACACGTATCTCGCCACGTCGCAGTCCACCAGGTCCTGAATGTTGAGGGCTTCCATCGCCGAGGTGTTGAACGAGGTCACAAAGACCTTACGGTACTTGCCAGATGAGTTGTAGACCAT